AGTGTCTATCGAAGAAGCCGTTGCCATCGTGAACCTGTTGGGTAGCCTTCCGACATCACAAGGCGCACACCCGCTGTGGGCTAAACTGAAGGCCCAAGTGGAGCCGATGCTGCCGAAGGAAGAACCGAAATGACCACGATCACTTGGAACATCAGCCAACTGAACTGCTTGCCGCAAGCCCCCGAAGGCGCGGATTACGTCGTCACGGCGCACTGGCAGTGCAACGGCGTGGATGGCAACTACTACGGCAGCGTCTATAGCACCTGCTCGTTCCCGGTCGTGGAGGGTACGTCCTTCACCCCGTATGCCAATCTCACGCAGGATCAGGTGCTGGGCTGGATTTGGGCGAGTGGCGTGGACAAGGACGCTACGGAAGCCGCTGTAGAGCAGCAAATCCAGAACCAGATCAACCCGCCGATTGTGACCCCGCCGCTGCCGTGGGCTACGCCATGACGACCGTGCAGGAACTGGAAGTCACGGTAACGAGCCACATCGACGTCTGTTCGGTGCGCTATGAGGCCATCCATGCGCGTCTGAAGCGGCTGGAGAAACTTGTAATGACGGTCGGCGGCACGATCATTGTGATTTTGCTAGGTGCGCTGGGAACCATGACCTCTATGCTGGTGGACGCCATCAAATGAACAAGCCGGGCTTCAGTATGGAGAAGGTCGTGGACATGCTGTTCCCGGTCTTGCTTGCGGCTGTGGCTTGGCTTTTGGGTGAAATTACCTCGTTCCAGAATCGGCTGATTGCTATTGAGTCGAAGGTTCCGATTCTCATCACCGAGGACGGCGTGCCGACCGACAGCCCGTTGAGCGCGGCCAAGCGGCAGGAACTCAAGGACGATCTGATGGAAGACATCCATGACTTGCAGGTGCGGGTCAAGTTGATGGAGGAGCGCAACAAATGATGACGATGATCAGTACCTTCCTGTCATTCCTTGCGGGTGGCCTGCCAAAAATTCTGTCTATCTTCCAAGACCGGCAGGACAAGAAACACGAACTGGCCCTTGTCGCAGCGCAGCGTGAGCGTGAACTGGCCTTGGCTGAACGTGGCTTTATTGCACAGGCACGGGTCGAGGAAATCAAACTGGAGCAAATCCAGACGCAGACGGCTGGCGAGGAACGTCAAGCCCTGTACGCCCACGACATTGAGATCGGCAAGGGCGCAAGCCAGTGGATGATTAACCTGCGGGCCAGTGTTCGCCCGGTTGTGACGTACATTTTTGTGTTGGAGTTGGTCGCGCTGAACGTGGCCGGTGTGTGGTACGCCTACACAACTGGTATCCCGTTTGCTATTGCGATGGAGAATGTTTTCTCAGATGACGAGATGCTGATCTTGTCTTCAATTATTGCGTTTTGGTTCGGTACGCAGGCTTTTGGCAAAAAGTGACAGCGGTATACCACATCAGAGAACGATCAAGCCTTGCGCTTGATGAGGGATACGTTGGAATCAGCATAGACCCTGCTGTTAGGTTTTGTCAGCACAAAACTGCGGCAAAGACCCGTAACAATCATCTGTCAAATGCCATTAAGAAATATGGCGACGAACTATGTATGGATGTCATTGCGTCGGATCTTGATGAAGATCTTGCGCGGTTTTTAGAAAAAATGCTCCGTCCGTTTGAAAATATTGGGTGGAATACCTGTGTTGGTGGGGGAATCCCCCCGAATCCGAAAGGTAAGGAAAGGCCGGAGGCTTATCGTAAAAACATATCTGCCGCCAAACTTGGCGAAAAAAATCCAATGCATGGCAAAAAGATTGTATTTTCTGAAAAACACAAATTTCGTTTAGCGGCAGCAGCGCAAAACATGCCTGTTTTAATTTGCCCTCATTGTGGCAAACAAGGACGATGTAACGGAATGAAACGATGGCACTTTGACAGGTGCAGGCATGCGAGTTTCTGAAAAAGCAATACGGATGATTTGTCACCACGAGGGCATCAAATTACGCCCTTACCAATGCCCGGCGCTGCTCTGGACTGTCGGCGTCGGCCACGTTATTGACCCCTCACACGCGGCGGTGAAATATGAGGAACGCAAGAGTCTACCGATACCCGCAAGCTGGGATCGCAGCCTCACTATGGACGAAGTTGACGCTATTTTGGCTCAAGACCTTGCGCGGTTTGAGCGTGGCGTGGCCCGACTTTGCCCTGCTGCTCTTGGTCATCAAGGCCAATTCGACGCTTTGGTGAGTTTTGCCTTTAACGTCGGCCTCGGCAACCTCCAGCGCAGCAGCATACGGATGCGCTACAACCGAGGCGACATTGAGGGCGCAGCCGATGCCTTCCTCATGTGGACAAAGGCTGCCGGCAAGGTCTTAACGGGCCTCGTTAAACGCCGCAACGACGAACGGGCTATGTTTTTAGGTGGCTGACGGGCTAGGGATCGAACCTAGATAAACGGAGTCAAAGTCCGTTGTCCTACCTTTAGACGACCCGTCACCAGTAAATTTGCCCAGAACCCCTTTTAGCGGCCCAATTTGGGGGCGGCACATGACGCCAGTCTGTCGTCCAAATCCGCCGTAATCGCCTTATAAACGCTTTCATGGCATACCCTCCACGGTGTAGTTGGTTGAGGGGGAGTGCCAGTCCCTCGGCACCTCCCCGCTGATCCACGACGGGTCTACCCACAACAACCGATTGTTGGGGTAGGCAATCCATTGCCCGGCGTCTAAAGCGATAATGTGATGGTCTTTGCTCTGATCAGGCACCTCACTCCAGCCGCCGTCGCACCAGAATACCGTGAACAGGTACGTTCCGCCGCCCTGCACCCCGTCACGGCCAATTGCCTTGACCCGGTGGTTACGCAGGAACGGCACCTCCTTGACCTGACAGTTGCGGCTGAACGAGTCCCACCAAACGCACAGCCGTAGCGGTAGCGGGTCGCAGGGTTTGCTGCACAGCGCATGGATCGGGATACGCGCCCATTGTGCGCCGTTTTCCAGCATGATTTGGAACATTGGCACGCGCATAGGTTCAGCGCGGAACCCAAATACGGTGCAGAGAGTGTATTCGCCATGCCCTTTTTGTTGGTCGTACAGGAACTCGTTGCGGACGTAAGCGGTAACGTACGGCGTGTCTGCCCAAAAGTTCATTTGCGCTCCGCGATTTGCCATTCCAACTCGTCAAGCAAATCCTCAGTGGTGTCACCGTGACCCGTGGCGTAACCGTTGCGGATCATCCACCGGGCGACTTTCTCACACTCGGCAGCGGCAACAAGGGCGGCGAAGCGTTCAAGCGAAGGAAGCAAATCGCTATCTGGCGTGACGGCGCGGCGGGAATATATGCCGTTAGAGTCTTTGCAAAATCCTGCCTCTAGCGCCAGTTTGATGATGTCGTCGCAAATCATACCTCCCCCCTCGCCCGAATCGCGGCGGCACAATCATTTCCATTGGCATGCATCCACCCATCACACGCCTTCGCACACGCCTCCCGCTCGGCGGCGGCAACGAGGGCGGCGAAGCGTTCAAGGTTTTCTAGGTTTGGGATATTTACAATGTATCCATTGAAAACCTTAGTGCGTTCATGCAGATTGGCCTTTCTCGCCATGTGGATGATGTCGTCGCGGGTCATATCAGCCCCTCCTTGTGCAATTGCATGATGGTGCGTGCCATTCCTTCAAAGTGTGCGAGCCGCACATAGTCACGATCAAGATCAGCGTGTGATCGGCGGTCGATGGCGTCGTGGCAGGCGCTACACGCCCACGCGCCAAGCAGATCGGGTGCCTTCAGCCCCATGCCGCTGACGCCTGCAATGCGGACGTGTGCCAGCACCACCGTTTCGCTGTTGAAGTTGCAGATGTTGGGCAGTCGCACCATGCAACCACGCCCCTTGGCCTCTTTGCGCAGGCTCATACGACCCGGTACGCAATCATGCGACGGGCGTGCGCCTTGGGGTCAGCGCCCGTTTTCCAGCCGTCCATCTGGATGCGGTTAGTCCGCAGCCACACGCGGATACGCCCGCCAATTACGGCGCTCCATGCGTTCGGGTGGTGCGGTTCTTCCAACCCTGCGTCCTGCAGGTCAAGGCGTATATCCTCGCCCGTAAATACCGTGCCCGCTGGCATAGAGTTAATCCATTCATCGGCACGCTGGCGTGTCAAATCACGCCACTCGCCCGCATTGTCCTGCACCTGCGCCATGCCTTCATCGCGCAAGATTTGACCAAGTGTGGAGCCGAAAAGCATTTCTGTCTGTGTCATGTTTCGCCCTCGTAAGGTTGTGGTATCACGATGCCCATTTCGGCGCACTTGGCTTCTATGAACATCAGGTAGTCGGTGAATTCTTGTTTGTTCAGCGTGGAGGATCGCTTGAGCGGCCGCAGTCGCTTACGCCCAAAGCCTTCCAACGTCTCCCAGCCAAAGCACTCGCCCAGAAAATAGTCGTGTAAATCATCCCGCGTCCAACCGCCTAGCGCCTCCCCACCGCCCTCAATAACGGCGGGGTAAACAACGCCCCACAGGTAAGCGTTTTGCTGGTTGGTGCGCGGCTTCTTCCACACCTCCACAGTCACCGCAAACGGTTTCTGCGGGAGGCTGCGGTACATGACCTCCACAGCCTTCAGCACCTGCTCGACAGGCGTGCCAGTTGGAAATATGCGCTTCAAGTGTAGGCCCGCCACTCATCGGCGTACTCAACGTCTTGGTAGCCAACAAACCACGGGCCGCCACGGGTCATGTGTACGCACACCGGGTTGGGTTCCTGCTCTTTCGTGTGCCAGCCCTCAAGGTAGTTGTACGTCATCGGCAGTTCTCCAATCTCGCTATCGGCGCACCACTCAAACTGGTGCAGATACTTGCCGCTTGCGGTGCTGACAAGTTCTGGTGTCAACTTGCGTGATGATGGATGGCCGCAGTTGATGAGCATAAATGACGACCAATTTTTGCGTGGGTACTGATGCTGCGCCTTGCCGTCCATTTTGACCGTTTCGGGCGGGCGGTAGTCGTGGTGTACGCAAAACACTGCTTTGCTGTCATCAATGTACTTGCCAAGTTGCGTCAGATCGCCGCGAACCAAAAAATCGCAGTCAAAAAAGATCGCCCAACCCTCAAAGTCGCACAAATACGGCACCAAAAACCGGGTAAAACTAAACTCGGTTGAGGCCGTTGGGTCATCGGGCCGCCAAAACACCCCGGTCGCTCTCAGATAGCGTTGCTCTATCGGCTGGACGTACAGGGGGTTGCGTGCGTGACGCTCAAGCGAGCGCCGCGCAACGCGATAGGCAATATCCTCACGGGTGTCGTAGCCGATAAAGACGGGCCATTCAAAAGGGGGTGTCAAGGTCATCCCAATTTCCCTCGGTCATGGTGGGGGCGGCTTTCGGCTTAGGCGGCGCTGCACGCTTGGCCTCAAACTTCAACGACATGAACTTGTCACCGGTTTTTTTGCTCGCCTTGATCCACGCCGAAATGTTCATGTCCACGTTGTCAATCACGCATGACCCGCGATAGTCGGGGCGCTTGTCGTTGCCTTGCTTGTCATTCTTGAACAGCACGCCCTTCATGTTCGGGTCGTAGTTACCTTCATTCACGGTCTAACTCCTGTAGTTTGGTTACTTTCTCGTCAACTTCAGCCAAAAATTTACAAACCTCGGCTTCCAGTTCCGCGATGCGCTTGTCGTCACGCTGCACGCGCTTAACAAACATCTGCAGATGCGCTGGCAGCCGATCATCAAACGAAACAAAATCGCACCACGGTCGCCCGGTGCAAGCCATTTGCCACTGCATTTGGGTGACGTACTTGGCTGGCACGTCGTCGGCCAACAACGTGTCAAGGTGGGTGGACGTGTTGGGGCACTTAAACTCCACCAACCCCTCGGCCACCAAACCGTCTGGGGACGCCCCAGCCATCGGTATGGATGGATGGTCAATGAACCCCACCTGCTCGACCAACTCGCCTGTACGGGCGCTGTATTCGGCCCGAGCGTGTGGCTCTTGCTCTACGCCACGCTCCATTGCCGCGTTCGTGAACGTGCTGGCCTTTTGGCCGGTCAGCCGCTCCACGATCAAGTCAGCCATGTAGTTGTCGCGTGACGCGCTGTAGCCGGTCTTGGTCTTGGCGATCACGTCAGCCACGCGGGAGGCTGTGACTTTGCCGAGCCGGGCTGTGTACCAATCGTCAGTACGCTGTTCCATCACGCCAGTTCCTTTTTGCGGGTGGTGAAAGCGTCCATGTGCAGCCCACGCGCATCCACCGGCAGCGACTTGAATAGCGCGGTCAGGGCGGCAACGTCAGCGCACGCTGAAATCTGTGCCAGCACCTCGGGGTCTGGTTCGGGCTTCTCGCCCCCCTCGGGCAAATCCTCACCGGCAAATATGTACAGCCCCAACCCAAAAAGGGCGATGCACTTGGTCAAGCAGCGCATGATCGCGGTGTTGACCGCAAACGAGTCGGGGTCAGCAATGCTGCGGTTACGGTTGTCCATCACCGGCAGCAGGCAAGTCTTGATGTCGCCCTTGATTTCAACGCTGACCTTGACCATCGCGGTGCCGTTGCGCAGGTAGCACACCGGCATGTCGGCCCACTCATGCACCGTGTAACGGGCAGCCGGGTCAATCTTCAACACCTCGGCCCATGCCCACGCCCATGAAAGGTACGTTAGGTTGCCTTTGCGTTCGGTGTGGCCGTTAACGTTAATCTTCAGCAATTCACTCATAATTGTGTTCCTTCAGTTCGGTCAATGCGCGGTTGCAGGCGTCAATGCGTTCTTCTTCCTCGCGTTCCTGCATTTCCAAGTCCAACTGGTGCCACCAAGAGGCGTCATCGTTACCCCACGGTTCAGCGTCCATCGACCACCTCCGCGTCACAACTGTGGCCGTCACAAGGTTCTACAATGCACGCGATGCCGTAGAGGATGATGAGCAGGACGACTACCGGCCACAGCGATTGCTGCTTATTCATACATCGCCTCCTCGGCAGCGGCGCATTGTTTGGCGAAGTCAAGTTCGCAACGGCGCAAAATTTCTTCGTATTCGGCTGGCGAAAAATAGCCAATGTCGGCGCGAACGCGGTACGGGTCGTAGTCGTTGCGATCAACGGCGCGTGTCGCCTCACAACCCTCGGGATAGCAGCCAAGCAGCCATACGTCAGTGACGTCAATGTTTGCGTCAAAACTGTATTCAATCTCGGCTTGCCAGTAGACGCCCAGGGCGTAGATTTTGGTTTCAAAGGTAGGCATTTCTATTGCTCCGTTGTGTTTGTCAACGAGGCATAGGATAGTTACCTTGACAGGCCATGTCA